GTAAGTGGTTTAAGTGGAACTAATGGTTCTTCAGGATCATCAGGTGATGATGGTACAACAGGTTCATCAGGTGAATCAGCTACTTCAGGATCAACAGGATCAAGTGGTTTATCAGGTGGTAGTGGTACTGTAGGTTCAAGTGGAGCAAGTGCAACTTCAGGTTCACAAGGTTCTAGTGGTGTATCAGGCGCTTCAGGTAATAGTGGAACATCTGGTTCATCAGGTTCTTCTGGTGCAGATGGAACATCAGGTTCTTCAGGTCAAGCTAAAGAATCAGGAACTTCAGGATCATCGGGTACATCAGGTTCAGCAGGATCTTCAGGTGCTAATGGAACTTCAGGTTCATCAGGTGTAGCAGGAGTTTCAGGATTAAGTGGAACTAATGGTTCTTCAGGATCATCAGGAGATGATGGAACAACAGGTTCAAGTGGAGAAAGTAAAACTTCTGGATCCTCAGGTTCATCTGGTTCAAGTGGTGGAAGTGGTACAGTAGGATCTTCAGGTGCATCAGCAACAGCTGGCTCATCAGGTTCAAATGGTTCAAGTGGTAATGCTGGAGAAGCAGGAGCAAGTGCAACATCAGGTTCTTCAGGAACTTCAGGTTCTGTAGGTTCATCAGGTAATTCAGGAGGAAGTGGTACAGCAGGCTCTTCAGGAGCAAGTGCAACTTCAGGTTCACAAGGTTCTAGTGGAGTATCAGCAGCTTCAGGTTTAGCAGGTACATCAGGATCTTCAGGATCAAGTGGTGCAGATGGAACAACAGGTTCAAGTGGAGCAAGTGCAACTTCAGGTTCAACAGGGTCAAGTGGTTTAAGTAAAGCATCAGGAACAGCAGGTTCTTCAGGAGCAAGTGCAACATCAGGATCTTCAGGTTCAAATGGTTCAAGTGGTAACGCAGGAGAAGCAGGAGCAAGTGCAACTTCAGGTTCTTCAGGAACTTCAGGTTCTGTAGGTTCATCAGGTAATTCTGGTGGTAGTGGAACAGCAGGTTCAAGTGGAGCTTCAGCAACTTCAGGTTCACAAGGTTCATCAGGTGTATCAGCAGCTTCAGGTTTAGCAGGTACATCAGGATCTTCAGGATCAAGTGGTGCAGATGGAACAACAGGTTCTTCTGGTGAAGCAAAAACTGCAGGTTCAGCTGGTTCTTCTGGTACTAGTGGAGGAAGTGGTACAGTAGGATCATCAGGTGAAAGTAAAACATCAGGATCTTCAGGTTCAAACGGTTCTTCAGGTAACACAGGTAATGCTGGTCAAAGTGCAGCTTCAGCAACTAGTGGTTCATCAGGAACAAATGGTTCATCTGGTGAT